TAGCGCGAGTGCCGACCCGAGAGGCGGCGATTGGATTCATCAAACTTTTAGTGGAGAAATGAAATGAGTATCAGTGCATCAGCAGTGTTAGTGGAATTGAACATCAGTGTGTGGCCAGCATCCAAGCTGGACAGAGAGATCACCGACAAGGTGAACACGGACGCATCAGCGGTACGTGGTGCATCGCAGACCAAGAAGAATCTGTTCGCAGGTACTTCGCTACGCAAAGACATCTCAGACTTTGCCGCAAGGGTTCGCCTGTATCACAACAAGCACACGTTGCCGTGGGCAGACAAGGGTGAGCGCATGTTACCGACTGCGTTGTTCATGGACTACAAGCAGACCATGAATGGGTTCGAGCAGACATTCAACATGATGTGCAGTAACTTCTTCATCGAGTACCCGCGTCTTGTTGCAGAAGCACCTACCAACTTAGGCACTATGTACAAAGCCGAGGACTATCCCGAGCTAACAGATGTTAGGTTGAAGTTTGGTTTCCGTCGCACAGTCAAGCCTGTGCCCGAGGCTGGTGACTTCCGCTTGGACATACCAGCGAATGACTTGGATGAAATGCGCAGCGAGTTCTTGAAGCAACAAGACAACAAGCTGGCCGAGGCCATGCGTGAGCCGTGGGACAGACTGCACGAGATGTTGGTAGGTATCTCTGAGAAGCTGACCGACAAGGATGGTGAGGCCAAGAAGCGGTATCACGATACGCTGATTACCAATCCAATCGAGCTGTGTGGATTGCTGACCAAGCTGAATGTAACCAACGACCCCAAGCTGGAGGAGGCACGTAGACAGTTGGAGATGGCGATGATCGGTGCTGACATCGAGGACATCAAGGAAGACCCACATGCACGTAGTGATTTGAAGTCACGAGTGGATGACATTCTTAAACGATTTGAGTGGTAAGGAGCAAACATGAACACATTAGAACTGAACAACGTAGAACTGAGCGACGAGGATAAGAAAAGCGCCACCGATAGTGGGAAAGCCATTACCCATGTACATGCACTGATAGACCCAGTTGTGCAACGTCTGGCCACATTGAATCCTTTGTGGAGGTTCGTAAGTACGGGCGCGTCGTATGCTGTGGATAACAATCTACAAATAATAAGCTTCAAGGTGCTTGAGCATGGCGAAGCGCTGGGTACTGTCAGCCGACAGTATCACGGGCGCAACTATGTAATCGAGGTATCCAACGAGCGTATTGGTAAAGACCGAGTGCGCCGTGGTGGGTATAGAACTGCGGATGCGGACAAGGCTATCTTGAAAGCCAAGAAGATGTTCTACAAACGCAAGCCCAGCGAGTCACTTGAGAACGCTTATGGGTTGGCGAGTGGGGTTATCCATACGCAAGAGCGTAGACGCAACAGCGAGAAGTACAAGCACGAGGCCGAGGTGCGGGATGCGGCTGTGAAATTTATCACGGGAACTGGCTTTCCTTTGTTCCTTGAGCACATCCAAACGTGGCACGACATCGACCGCAACCGAATCACTAAAGCTATGAGCGAGAAAGAACGCATTAGTGTTGAGATGATGACCATTGAGAAGGTGAAGAAACACTTCGAGGATAGGAGTGCCGCAGTAGTGGTAAAGGATGGTGGTAAGTACCTAGTCAAAGTAGGTGACGATGTTCAACTTTACGATGATAATAGCCTCCCCGAAACCATGCGGGGCAGATTGGGTATGTTGAAGTTGGTGGAAGCCGAGTACTTCATCGAGAACGTAGGCTGTCGTGTGAACGACGAAGTGTTTGTTGTATTGATGGATGAGGAGACCTAACAAATGTTAGACGTAATGGCTTTGATTGCGGTGCTGTTCATTGGGCTTGGGCTTGGTGGTGTAGCCATAGCAGTGTTCTTGTACGCACTTGACTGGATGCAGAACGGAGGAAGAGATGGCTGAATTCAAGTACCGAATCACATACAGCGATGGTTGTTTTGCCGATTGGGATGCCATGCAGAAAGAACTTGCTTGGGCTTACAGGTGGGGCATCTTCTTGTACGCCATCCGTTTAAACATTGGCGCATGGAGAGCAGGACACAAGTCATTCAAGTATTGGCTGTACGTCCTACGCAGGAAACCAAAAATCACACGGGAGAGAACATGACTGAAGAAGACGAAGCGTTCAACGAGATTGAACGGCAAGCACAACAACGCAAGGAGGCTGTGAAAGCCAACGTATCTCTTAACCCATACCGTGCCCAAGTTATTGAGGAGATAGCACAGCATGTGGAGAAGATGACGGTGTTTGGTAAAGACACAGTTGATTCGTTTGCGATTCACATCAGGAGTTTGAAATGACACGATGCACATTTAAACAAGGCAATTACAACTGCGGAAGCTATGCTTTCAACTTGTACAAAGAAGACATAGATCAAGGTAGTTACTGTGACCGCCACTACTGGCAAGACCAAGCGCAGAAGGCCCGTGCTGACGAGCGTGAGGCGTGTGCAAAGGTGGTTGATGAAATTGAATCGCGGTGCATTGCAAAAGATGTTGATGACCCGCCATTGAATCACGTTGCATCCGCAATCAGAGCCAGAGGAGAACAAGCATGACACATAAAGCATTGCTTAGACAGCTTCAGATCAGTTGCCTTGGGCTTGATGCTGTTGACCCCTTGCGCTTGCTTGTTGACGATGTGATTGCGGCCTTGGCACAGCAAGAGCAAGAGCCTGTGGCGTATTGGAAAGAACACGCACAAGGGCTTCAGCGTGACTATGACTCGTTGCTTGCTGATTTTCAAGCACAGCGCACATGGGTTGGGCTGACTGATGACGAGATCATTGATGTGCTTCACCCATTGGTCATGGCTGACATGTCAGATGAGGCGACCGACTACGAGATTGCCAGAGCCATCGAAGCCAAATTGAAGGAACTCAACACATGAGTTGGAAAGATTCAACATTGAAATACATCAAGGAACTGATGAAGCCAAAGCCAATCAGTGAAATCATCGAGAAAGAAATGCGCGAGGCAGTCATCAAGAAGCTGGAAGCTGAAAGCGCAGTCGAGTATGCAAGGTCAATCGTCCAGTACAACCAACAACGCATTGAACGTTTGGAGAAGCGCCTGTATGAACATCGGGGGGAAGAATGATCTTCGACCGTTTACTTGTTGCCGCTGTGTGTGGTTGGCTGGGCGTGACAGGTTTGTTGCCAGCCACAGTAGAACCAGCAAAGCCTCTGACCCCAGCGCAGTTGCAAGCCAAGGCAAAACAAAAGTCAATCAGCAACGTGTGCAAGGGCAAGAGAAAGAGTCAGACCGTGAAAGATTTGTGCAGAAGATGGGAGAAACAAAATGCTTGAGAAGATCAGAACATTCTTTGGAAAGATTCGTGGACAACACGCAGAGAAACGCACCATAGTGGTTGAGGGTTCACTGTGGCGATGCACCAAATGCAAAATGCTTTTCTTAAACCCAGTCGCAGGAGAACAGCATGACTGTAGTGAGCGCATTTAATTGGAAAGAGTACACCGATCAGGAGATCGCACGTAGAGGCGACCCATTCAAGGACATCAAACGCAATGCGGCTATCAGCGCAAACGTAACCGAGGGCATCCATAGGATACGTGAGAAGAACCCGAGCCACGGCACGATCTTTGGGATAACAGAGAAGAACATAAGCACCAGAGCACCAGACATGATGGAGAAGAAACGTGCCAAGACCAAAAAGCGAGCTAACTAAGAATGGCAAGACCATAGGCGTTCGCTTAACTCCGAGTGAGTACGAGGAATACGTAAAACTTGGTAAGAGCAAATGGGTGCGAAAGCTTTTACGAGAAAGCAAAAACAAGAGGGAGCAAAAATGAAAACATGTGTGGGGTGTGGAGCCCCAATCCTGAGTGGCGATGACTGCAAGTTTTGCGGTGCGTCACAGGTACAACCAGAGCAACCAAAACAAAAACGGAAAGGACGAGGCCCAAGTAAGAAGCCAACCCTTTTCAATACGAGCTTGCGACTATCGAGGGAGGTGATGGATTACTTCAACACCCACCATCCGTATTCAAAGCAAGCCAAGATTCGTGAAATTCTTACCGAGTATGTAAACAGCCAACAGCAAGGAGCTAACAATGGCAACAGCAAAGAAATCAACTAAGCCCCACGGAAACAGCCGCGCCGCGAAGATGCGCAAGTACTTCACTACGCACCCAACCACTACTGTGGCGGCAGTAGCCAAGGAGTTCAAGACCACGTACCAAGTTGCGTACATGGTCAAGAAGAAGATGGAGCAAAATGCGGTGAAAGGTGCCAAGCTTGTGTTGAACCCAACACAGTTAGCGGCCATCAAAAAGTCGCTGGAAGTACCCAAACAGCCACGGTGGAAAACACTACTGGTGGAGACAAGCAACACGCCAATCACAATGACCGAGCCAGTCGCCGACCCGGTGAACCATCCTGCCCATTACAAGGTAGGTGGAATCGAGACCATCGACTTCATCGAGGCAAAGAGCCTTGGCTACAACCTTGGCAACGTGGTGAAGTACATCACGCGCTCAGACCACAAAGGCGACAAGCTACAAGATTTGCAGAAAGCGGCGTGGTATCTCAACCGCGAAATCGCTCAACTGTAATCTAACATTTGTTAGGGAAAGTCCTTAGCCACCTTCGGGTGGCTTTTTTTCGTCTGTGCTTGACAATGTTCAGTTGTGTGCTATATTCATGGCTTGAAAACGACTGGAGTGTTAGATGGCGACAACGCCCGAGGCCAAGGTTAA